ATATTCAAGGTATTGTTACTGGTGTTGGTGCAAGTACAGTTGATGTTAAAGTTGTAAATCGTGTTTCTGCTGCTGGAACAATTTTCCCAGTATCCTACACAGAAGATGGAATCTTCGCATTTACAACAGGAACAAAGACAAGTAATACATTACCTGGCCCTGGCGTTCTATTCTCAAGTAGTTCTTCAACTATCGCAGACCCTGATGCTGGTATTTCAACTTGTGCAACAGTCTTCCAAGTTGATGACTGGTATGATAATCAGTATATTCAATTAAGAAATGGTGCATTACAGTGGAAAGAGATTGCTGAGAAACCAGGCACAAGTGGATATACTGCTGCAAGAAATGGTTCTAATGATGAACTTCATGTGGTTGTCATTGACGACAGTGGAAAAATCACTGGTTCTCAAGGTGCAATTCTTGAGAAGTTTACATTCTTATCAAAGGCAGATGATGCAAAGAACTCCTTTGGAGATGCAATCTACTATAAAGATAAGATTTCTGAACAGTCTAATAATATCTTTATTGGAATCGCAACTGGAAACGGAGACATCGCATCAGGATTTACAACTGCATTTTCAAAAGTAAGTACAGCTCAAAACACTTGGAGTCAAGATGCACAGGATGTAGACTTCAACTTTGTAGGTAACAAACTCTATGAATTACAAGGTGGTAAGGACTACTCTGGTGTAAGTACAGAAGGTGGTTACTCAACATCTCTTGGAAACATCATCGGTGGTTATGAAATCTTTGAAAATGAAGCTGAGTATGCAGTCAACTTCTTACTTAACGGCCCTGGCATTACAGGTAGTCAAGCAGAATCACAAGCAAAAGCAAATAAATTAATCGCAATTGCAGAACAAAGAAAGGATTGTTTAGCAGTTATCTCTCCAAACAGAGAGACAGTTGTTAATGTAACAAGTGCGAAGACACAAACAACTAACGTTGTTCAGTTCTACGATCCAATTACATCATCATCTTTCGCAGTCTTTGATTCTGGTTACAAGTATCAGTTTGATAGATTCAACAATAAATTCCAGTTTATGCCATTAAATGGTGACATTGCTGGATTAATGGCGAGAACATCTGAGGAACAATTCCCTTGGTTCTCACCCGCTGGCCCTCAAAGAGGAAACATACTTAACACAGTTAAGTTAGCATACAATCCAAATAAAGTTCAGAGAGATACTTTATATGTGAAGAGAATCAACCCAGTGATCTTCTCACCTGGCGGTGGATTCATTCTATTCGGTGATAAGACAGGATTAGCAATTGCATCTGCATTCGATAGAATTAACGTTCGTCGTTTATTCTTGAACCTAGAAGCAAGAATTGAAATCGCTGCAAGAACACAATTGTTTGAATTTAACGATGATCTTACAAGAGCAAACTTCCGTAATATCGTTGAACCTTTCCTTCGTGGAGTTCAAGCGAAGAGAGGTTTATCAGACTTCGTAGTTATTTGTGATGAAACAAACAATACACCTGATGTTATTGATGCTAATGAGTTTAAGGCTGATATCTTTATCAAACCTGCTCGTTCTATTAACTTCATCGGTCTTACATTCGTTGCGACAAGAACAGGGGTTAGCTTCTCTGAAGTCGCTGGTCGAGTTTAATTAATTTCACTAAATAAACAAAGGAGTTTTAAAAGAAAATGTCAGATTTAACTTTTCCAAATAGAGACATCACCAAGTTTAGAGAAAAACTAAACGCTGGTGGTGTTCGTTCAAATCTATTTGAGGTGGAAATACCAAATATTCCAGGCGGAGGTCAAGATGTATCAGATGAAATTAGATTTTTAGTGAAAGCTGCGGAGATACCATCATCTAATATTGGTAATATTCCAGTTCCATTTAGAGGTCGTGTTCTTCCAATTGCTGGAGATAGAACATTTGATCCTTGGACAGTGACTATTATCAATGATGATTTTAAGATCAGAGATAAAATGGAAAGATGGAGTAACTTCATCAATGAGCTAGTTCTTGCAAATGGTGCTGTTGATCCAGCTTCTTATCAAAGAAATGGAATTGTAAAACAATTAGGTAGATCTTTCCTTGGTGATGGAAAAATTCCTGTCTTAAGACAGTATAATTTCATTGGAATTTATCCAAACGTTGTAAGTTCTATACCTCTAGATTACGGTGCAACTGATCAGATAGAGGAGTTCCAAGTTACATTTAACTACCTATACTATACAGTAGGAGCGCTAAATGAAGATGCCAAAGAATCAGGATTAACAGGGCCTGGATCATTGAACTAGTTGATTTATATCATAGTTTAGGTTATAATATAAATACCTTTAAAGGTATAAGAGTTATACTATGGCACAATTATTTGGTTTCTCGATTGATGATTCGTATAAGAAACCAGCACCATCGGTAGTCTCACCTGTCCCCAGAAATAATGAGGACGGTGCGGACTACTATTTGGCATCTGGGTTTTATGGTCAATATTTAGATGTAGAGGGCGTATTTAAAACCGAATATGATTTAATTCGTAGATATCGTGAGATGGCACTTCATCCAGAAGTGGATTCTGCGATAGAAGATATATTGTGCGAAGCGATAGTTGCAGATCAAAATGATTCACCAATTCAGATTGATCTAGAAAATTTAAATGTAGGGCCTAAAGTCAAAGATATTATTCGTGGTGAGTTTCAGTATATTAAAGAAATGCTGGATTTTGATAAGAAAGCTCATGAAATATTTCGTAACTGGTATGTGGATGGAAGAATATACTATCATAAAGTTATAGATTTACAGAAACCAGAGGAAGGAATTAAGGAACTTAGATATATTGATGCACTTAAAATTAAATATGTAAGAGAACAGAAGAAAAAAGGTGGTGCAAATGCAATACAATATACACCAGGCAATAAACCAGGCGGTAATAATGATCCATTAAATGCAGATTTTGAAGGACTATCAGAATATTTCATATACACACCTCATTCATATCAGAAAAACCAATACGGATCTGTTGCTGTTACAGGTCAACAAAAGGATGCAGTTAAGTTTGCAAAAGACGCTATTGCATATTGCACATCAGGATTAGTAGATCGTAATAAACAAACTGTTCTTTCATATCTACAAAAATCAATCAAGGCACTTAATCAACTTCGTATGATTGAAGATAGTCTTGTTATCTACAGATTATCAAGAGCGCCAGAAAGAAGAATATTTTATATTGATGTTGGTAATCTACCAAAGGCAAAGGCAGAACAATATCTTCGTGAAGTTATGGCTAGATATCGTAATAAGTTAACTTACGATGCGAACACTGGTGAGATTCGTGATGATAAGAAATACATGTCAATGATGGAGGATTTCTGGCTACCAAGAAGAGAGGGTGGTCGTGGAACTGAGATATCAACATTGCCTGGCGGACAGAACTTAGGAGAACTTACAGACGTAGAGTATTTCCAAAAGAAACTTTATCGTTCATTAAATGTTCCTGAGTCTCGTATGGCAGATAATAGTGGATTTAGTTTAGGTCGTTCATCAGAAATATTAAGAGACGAACTTAAATTTACTAAGTTTGTTGGAAGAATGAGAAAAAGATTTAGTAATCTTTTCCATGACATACTCAAGACACAATTAATTCTTAAGAATGTAATCACTCCCGAAGAGTGGGAATCTATGAGTGATCATATTCAGTATGATTTCTTATATGATAATCATTTTGCAGAACTTAAGGAAGCTGAATTAATGCAAGAAAGACTTGGACTCTTAGCAACTGCTGATCCTTACATTGGAAAATATTATTCCGTAGATTATATTCGTCGTAAGATTCTACGTCAAACTGATGAAGAATTAGTAGAACAGGATAAACTCATTAAAGCAGAAAAAGAAGCTGGTATTATTTTACCAACTGAACAAGAGATGATGTTGGCTGCTGCGGCTGAACAAGCGACTAAGGGAAATCTTGGAAAACCTCCAGCAGAACCAGATATTGATGACTCTAGTACAGAAGCTCCAGAATCGCCAGGAGCTCCCAAAGGTGGCGAGATATAAATAAAACATAGGTATAGGATTTTTATCTCATGGATGAATTAATGAACTTGATGATTGCGGATGAATCTCCATCTGAAATTAGTGATTCAATAAAAACCCAATTAATGCAAAAAGCTGCTGCAAGAGTTGATGCACTCAAGCCTGCGGTTGCAAATGCAATGCTTGGCTATGAACTTGAATCTGAAGAAGATGTAGAACCAGAAGCAGAAACAGTCGGTGAACTTGATTATGAAGAAGAAACCGAAGAGGAAGAGTAAATGGCACATCAACCAGTAGGTGATTCACAAACAATTACTACGTCTGGGACATCAGCAATGGTTCAATTTACCGTTCAGTCTGATACAGTCAGAGTTGTTCCAACAGGCAACAATGTTCATGTAGCAATCGGCACAACGGCAGTTGCTACCACATCTGATTATTTTGTTCCAGCTGGAACCCCTGCTACTTTGAACTTAGG